GATGAAACTAACAATCCACCATCAGTTGTAGACCTAGGTAGAGTAAATGTAAGTGCTTCTATTCAACCAACTCGGAGTGCAGATAAAATTTACTTTAATTTGACGACTAGATCTACTGATACATATGAAGATAAACTGGTTAGTGTATTAGCAGAGAATATTCGTGACGAAATTGACCAAGAGATTTTAGATAGTTTATTAAATTCTTCAACACAACATAATCTGTTTAACGAGTAACCCTTTAATTTCTGGCCATAAATATTTTTATGGCCAGAGCACGAAACCCTCGCTTAAAAAAAGCAAATCAGGAAACAGAGTACACGTTTGAGCAACTCCAAGAACTCAAACGTTGCGCGTCTGATCCAATATATTTTATTGAACATTACGTAATGATACAGCACCCAACAAAAGGTGCTGTTCCATTTGAATTATATCCGTATCAAAAAAATATGATACAGTTGTACCAAGGCAATAGAAACGTTATTGTTCTTAGTGCTAGACAAACAGGAAAAAGTACCACTTCTGCTGCATATCTCCTTTGGTATGCAATTTTCAATTTCGATAAAACCATTCTAATAGCTTCCAATAAAAATAGTAACGCTATGGAAATGATTGCTCGTATCCGTTACGCTTACGAGAATCTACCACATTGGATTAAACCAGGCATCCAAGAAGATGGTTGGAACAAACATAGCATCGGCTTTGATAATGATTCACGCATAGTATCAACTGCAACATCTGAGGATTCCGGACGTGGTATGTCCATCTCTCTACTATTCCTAGACGAATTTGCGTTTGTTGCTCCAGCTGTTCAGGATGAGTTTTGGACTTCGATTAAACCCACGTTGTCTACTGGTGGTTCATGTATTATGACATCTACTCCTAATGGAGATATGAATATCTTTGCTCAAATATGGAGGGGGGCACAAGTTGAGTCAAATAGTTTCAAACCACTCCAAGTTTTTTGGGATGAACCACCTGGACGAGACGAAGAGTTCAAAAAGAATGAGATTGGAGATATCGGCGAACAACGCTGGAACCAAGAATACGAATGTCAATTCCTATCATCAGATGCTTTACTTATCGACTCTTTGTGGTTAGCAAATGCTACACCAATTATAGAAGCTTGTAAACCTACTAACGTAATTAAAGACGTAGTTTTTTGGAAAGATCCTGAACCAGGAAAAACTTATTTGGTAGGAGTTGACCCTTCTACTGGTAGTGGTGAAGACTTTAGTGTTATCACGGTATATGAGTTCCCTGCATTGGAACAGGTAGCCGAATATCGATCGAATACGATGTCGACAAATGACCTATATGGAATACTTAAAAATATACTTATATATTTAGAGAAGAAAGAAACCACTGTATATTTTTCAATTGAAAATAATGGAGTCGGTGAAGGCGTAATTGCGTTATTTGAGGCTGATGATGATCAGCCTACGGATGCTGTTTTTATCTCGGAAGAGGGTAAGAATCGATTAGGAATGACTACTACATCTAAGACTAAGATGAGAGCTTGTGTTAATTTAAAAGAGATGCTTGAAAAAGATAGTCTACGCATCAAATCTCCAGTACTATTAGCTGAATTAAAAGCCTTTACTCGAAAACGAGGTTCTTATGCGGCTCAACTAGGATCTACCGATGATGCAGTATCAGCTACTCTTATCGTAGTGCGACTTGTAGAAGAAATAGCATCATATGAACAACTTGCGTTCGACAAATTGTATTCAACTGATTACGAAGAATGGAGTCAAGCTGACTATGATGGGTACGATGGGGGCTACGACGATAATGACGAAGGTTTACCTATAATTATATAATACAAATACGTTGACACTACATCTAAAAGATAGTATATTATCAAAATAAACAACTGAAATTGGAAAAATCATAGATGGATATTCGTTCAACATTTATTACATGGTATTATAATATCTTCCAAATTGACGATCTATACGCGCGGATGTCTGAAGTCTCCGAAGCGTCAAAATGGCACCGTGAGCGGACGGTTGCTACCCATACTGATATGGTAGTTGCGCAGTATATAGCACTATCTGACGCTGAGTGGACTTCAAATACATTAGCTGGAGCATTTGCTTGTGCGTTCCATGACGTTGGAAAACCTTCCTGCCGTGTCGAAAAATGGAAAGAAGAACGTGGTACGTATTGGGCATACTCCGGACACGAACAAGCATCTGCTCGTCTTTGGGAAGACTACATTGCCCGCAACTGGAAAGTACTGTCAGAGTTGTTTGAACTTACAGTAGATTCTATCTATGTGATTGGTTGGTTGGTCGAAAACCATCGTCCGTGGGGAACAAAGAAAGAAGCCAAGCTTAACCAACTTGCATATACTGTTAATGAGTACATTAGTTTTAATGTATTCAAGAATGTACTCATGGCAGACAATTGGGGCCGCATTGGTGATACGCAAGAAGAAAACCAAGCTGAGTCTATGAAATGGATCGATGCTTTTGAAGCACGTTGCGCTAATGTAGATTGGCAACCTACTGAATCTGATAAAGCGCTGTTAATCCTTATTGGAGCGTCAGGTTCCGGAAAGTCTACGTTTACGAATAATAACATCGATTCGACTTATGTTCGTTATTCTTTGGATGAATTGCGTATTCGTTGGTATAGTAACGATTACAATGAAGCGTTCAAACTGTCATGTGAAGATAAGAAGTTTAATGGAAAGGCTCAGCGTGAGTATATTGATCTTCTTAAATCTGGCGTCTCAGTCGTAGTTGATAATACAAATGTATCAGCAAAGCGTCGCGCGTTTTATATTAACGAAGCACGGCGACATGGTTATCAGGTTGGAGCAGTTATATTCCCAATTGACCTCGATACAGTTATCAACCGTCAAACTACTCGTACAGATAAGACAGTCCCCAATGATGCTGTCACGCGACAGTACAAAGGGATTTCATATCCTTCTTTAGGTGAGACTGACATCGTTATTATCTATGATGGTAATTTGATCTAACTATTTATGGTGGGCATTGCCCACCATAAATACTCACATGAAAAAACTTCAATTTATACGTGGTCAGCGCATCCTTGATCAACTTAATCGTTTAGACGAAGCAACATATGCTGAATTAGAACGAAATACATTAGCTTTCACTCCCCCATCAGAAAAACGTCAATGGGTTGTAAACCCCATTCAAGTCAAAAAGTTGGAATTAGTTCCTTCTCAGGAAAGTCGCAATTTAACGGCTAAAGCTGAAATCAATAGTAGTGGATCAAACTATCATACAACATTACTATTTGATGATGTAATATATGAAGATGCTGACCAAGCTGATAACATATCATTTACAGGTTCTGATGGCGACGAATATCATATTGAACCAATTGATTTATCTAGAAGCAACGTTAAAGTCAGTTGCAACTGTTTAGATTTTTATTGGCGATTCGCTATTTGGGACCATCAAAGAAATAGTCTAAATGGACATCCACCTCCTCCTTACCAAAAGGTGACAAACCGTCCTCCAGTAAATCCACAACAAGTCCCAGGTGTTTGTAAACATATAATGAAAACAGTTATATCATTGAAGGATTCGGGTATAGTTCGATAAATTATTTGTATTTAGGAACTAGTATTATCATAAATACTGAAAATAACCCGAGGTTCCAATAATGCGAATTAACTTTAGACAAGGAATTGTTAGCTACCAAACAGGTGGTTTTTTGAGTTTGAACGGCACAGGGAATGTGGATCTGTCCGCTTCCACAAAACCTGTAACAGTTACGATTGCACAAGATACAAGAAATTACTTATTTTCAGAAGACTTAAGCGTCACAAATGCTTGGGTAGGTCCATTTTCAAGTTCAGAAAAATACTGGTTGTATTGGGAATTTAATCCCTTAACATTTGTCCGTTCATTTAATTCAACGACACTCGAACCTGTAGCTCAATCAATTGAACCTGGTTCTGGAAACGTCACGATTATATCCGCAGTCATTGGAAGTCCAGGGATAGGCTCTTTTACGGTCAATACACACTACGAACTTACAACTGGAAGACAATTTGTCGTAACCGGCTCAACAGCCAATGATGGTACATACACTGTAGCATCGACATCATACAACACTTCGACTGGGGAAACTACAATCACAGTCAATGAAGCTGTAATAAGCGCTGTTGGGGATGGAGAAGCTAGTCTTGATGTTGACTCAAATGGAATAGCATTAAAAACTACTGGACGTATTTGGTTTAATACTACAACAAACCGGCAATATATTAGACAACCTAATGCATGGCAAGAGATATTGTTAGTATTTGCAGGAATCGTCGTGGGTGGGAATACTTTCGTAAGTCCAAGCATAAGCAGCGGAAGTTCTTTTGCAGGGACACAAGTTGGAAATGTTAATAGTGTGTTTGCGGGACGAATATTATTTGATGAATCAGGAACACCTATTCAACGAGCTGATAATACATTTTTTACTTCTGAAGATCAATTTTTAGTAGGATCTGCTAAAGCGGATAGTATTCGGATCGAATCAAATGTTCACAGAGCACAATTTACAGGTTCCTCTGCTATTGCAAAATTCTCTCCCGTGTCGTTTATAACCAATGGAAAAATTCAAGAAGCAGTATATAACGATACTGGAAGTACAGTAATAGGTATTACACTAGAAGACTTAACAGTAAATGAAGTAGGGTCTATTATTCTACAAGGTATAGTAACAAACCCTGCGTGGTCCTGGACTAATATTGGTGTACCATTGTGGGTGAATAATGGTACACTAGTTGAGACGGATCCACATGTTTCCGACGCTATCACATATCCAATAGGACAAGTTCCAGTTGCTCGTGTACTAAGTTCAGATACTGTTGTTTTTGAACAAGGATTGGGAGGTAAGGGAGATAGAGGACCAGCAGGTACAACAATCGATACATTACCTGTCGCTTCAACATCAAATTTGGGTGCAGTAACGTTATTGACTGCTTCATCTAATCCAACAATAGCATATGTAATATCTGATACAGATTCGAGATTGACAGATGCTAGAACACCTACATCACACAGTCATCCAGCTTCAGAAATAATAGTTACGCCATTTACAGGAATATCTGCAACAGACGCACAAGCAGCCTTTGTTGAAATGTATACTAAGAAAGTAAATGTTAGTGGTGATACCATGACTGGTTTATTGACATTAAGTGGTGATCCAACAGCTGCATTACATGCAGCTACTAAACAGTATGTTGATACTACATCCGTAAGCATTTCTGGTGATACCATGACTGGTTTATTGACATTAAGTGGTGATCCAACAAGCGCGTTACATGCAGCTACTAAACAATATGTTGATAACACAGCTGTCAGTATTACTGGTGATACCATGACTGGGTACTTATCATTAAGTGGCGATCCAACAAGTGCGTTGCATGCAGCTACTAAACAGTATG